CAGGGTTAAACACAGCCTTTTATTGTCTTGACAATAGATTTGCTGATTAGTATTTAAACGATCGTTCTATGTTACCCCATTGTTTCTAGAACGAATACACACTTTCTTTGTTTTCCTTTTTTTACAGCGTATCCGCTTTGTTACTGGCAAAGCGGATTTTTTTTTGCCGCGTTTTGGGTGATTAATCATGGATAAACACTTTTTTGATCTTGATCGAGCGTAAGGAATATCCGCAACTCAAAAAAGCAAAACTCGTTGTAAAACGCAATGGAGAATATCTTTTCATTCTCACAAAAAAGATGCTCGATGATCTGGCAAGCGATGAGTGTTATGGATGCGGTGAATTTGATATTGGAGATGAAATAGACGGTGAAATTCTAATGCCGGATTGCACAGGTTTTTAATAATACATGGTTGATTTTGTGGTAAACTACTGTATGATTTTACAGGGCAAAACACACCATGTTTTCTGCCTTCTAAAATCGTTCAGACTGTGACACTCAAAACGGTTCAGCGATGGAAAAGATTTGGCCTGCAATACTTTGCGCATTTGTCGTTGCTCTGATTTCGATGATTTGCATTTTAGCGTACAAAATCGACTGTATGCAGATGCGGATCGACGATGCGGATGCAAGGATTGTTTCGGCAAATGCCAGGATCGATTCTCTTTCGGAAACGCTCGAAAGAACCGGACGCGCAACGGATGCGCTTTTCAGCGCTTTGAATGATGGTGCGAGACGCTATGCTGAAAAGATCGAAGCTGTCGATAATGATGATGACGCCTGCGATTGGCTTGATGATGTTCTGCCTGACAGCGTGCGTTCGCTGTACGGATGCGGAGCCTCAAATCATAAGGCCTCCAAACTCGATGATAGCTCCATGCAGAAAGACGGAGCCTGGAAAGATGGAAACTAACAGGGATCTTCTTATGTATCTGTTTGCGATTGAATATGATCTTGACGTATGCGCGGCAAAAGTGGATGCAGTCAGAATTTTCTACGAAACGGAGGCTGAATGATGGAAGGTGTTACAGCCGGAGCGGCAGCTCTATCGACATACGGGCTTTATTTTATCGTGGCTGTTCTTGGTTTTGTTTCGTACAAGCTGTTTTGCAAAACTCAATCGCTCGAAAAAGAGTTTAGAGAGTACATCCAACGAGAAACGACAGAATCGAAGGCAGCTCATGTTCAGATGTTGGCAGACAGTACAGAAGCGCTTCGAGCATCGACAGCGGCTCTTAAAGACAGTACAGAGGCAATAAACAAAATAGGCGTTCTGATTGAGGATTTAAAAGGCTAAAGTTGGTTTTATGATGTTTAGACATTGTTTAGACATTGTTTAGACATTGTTTAGACATTGTTTAGACATTTCCAATGAGCATATGTACGTGTGTTGAAAAAGAAGGAGACGAAAATGAAAAAACCGGCGATAAATGATAAATATTTAGGCTGTTTCGGCAATCTTCATTGCAGAATAAAGCCAGTGACAGCGATTGTGATTCATCACACTTGCACTTCTACACCGGAACGGACGCGAAAAACTCTCAAATCAAAAGGCTATTCAACGCATTTTGAGGTTGATGTTGATGGAACGATTTATCAGTATGCGGATGTGAATAAAATTTGCTCGCATTGTGGAAGCACTAATTTCTGCGCAATCGGCATTGATGTAACACACGTTTCAAATGCAGACTTTCCAAAAGTTCAGATCGAGGCTGTAAAATCACTTGTTGATTGGCTTTGTGAAAAATATGAAATTTCGCACGAGGTTCACGAACGGCTTACAGGCATATATTCACATCGTGCAATTGGAAACACGGAGTGTCCGCAGAATTTTCCAATGGAGGCTCTCGTTTGAAAATTGGAGAGGCAATGGGAGTTGAAGATCTTTATGATGAGTTTAAACGCGTTTATCCACTAGTCGATATTTCGTTGCACTTTGTGGAGTTTGCAATAATCGCAGACTATTATTCACGTAAAGAAATTCCATTGTGTGGCAAGGTGCAATGGATGCAGATCGACTATGCGCGTTATTGCCAGTATGGAGAATGCAGACCGGTTACACTTTTTTATGATAAAATTAGGTATGAAAAAAAATCAATGACAACAACACATCGTGAATCGACGAAAAGCAGAGTAAAAGATCCTTCATGGACAGGACCAAATGGTACATGGACATTAGATTAGCCAGGGTGGAGTGAAATGAATAGCTCACGTACAATAAAATCAAAAGATAGAGTCAGAAAACATGCGGAAGTTTTCACACCAATTCACATCGTGAAAAAGATGATCGATTGTATCGACGTGGAAGATGATGGAACAGACCCTTATGAAATGGGCAAAACATGGCTAGAGCCTGCGTGTGGGAACGGTGTTTTTATTGGGGAAATCGTTCAGCGAAAGATAAGACGTTATGACAATGCACACGACACGCTGGATGCGTTACGAGATGTCTATGCAGTTGATATTCAGGCAGATAATATCCAGCAATGCCAATGTCAGGCTGTCGGGCAGGTAATTACTCACTGGTTCAGAAATAATATTCATTTTGACGATATACACTTGAACAGGCTTTTTGAGATAATGGAAAAAAACTATATCGTTGGAGATTTCCTGAAGCCCGAAACGATTCAATTCTATGACTGGAAAAATTGTGAGTTTGTGTGCATGGCGGATATGATGCCGAAAGAAGAAAAGCCAAAACGGAAAAGAAAAAAGCCAATGTAAAAACATTGGCTTTTGCATGATTACACACCATTCGGTTTTTACGATGACGTTACTTATCTTCACGTATCGTTCCTTTCGGATTCAGTTTTCAACGGCTTTCGCCTTGTGGCGAAAAAGCAAAAGGAGTTTACCATGAATAAACAAGGGTGTAAAGGTTTAGAATGCACAATAAATGGAGTTGTTTATGCTTCCAGGTCTAAAGCTGCGAAAGCGCTTGGCGTTAGCCGTGGAACTATTTTTTCATTTCTAAAAAGCGATAAAACAGAATTGAAAGTTAAACATTTTGGGCGAAAAAAATGCACTATCAATGGCGTTGTTTACGATTCATTTACCTCTGCTGCCAAAGATCTTGGAGTTCATCTGTCATATATCAGCGCAATCGTAAAAAAAGGATTGAATGTAAATGTAAAAAAAAGAGAGAGAACAACAAGAAAATCAAACTCGGTTGTTATTGATGGCGTTAAATACAGATCTTTTTATGAGGCAGAAAAAAAACTGTTCGGAAAGAAAACAGGTGTGTTGAATCGGCGAAGAAAAAGCGGGTTTGATATGGATAATCTTTCAATAAAGGATCTTGAAACTTTGGGTGGAAGGTCAAAACCGTGTGTTGATACTAACGGAAAACATTACAAGTCTCAATCAGAAATGAGTCGTGCAATTGGATTAAGCCGGCAAACGATCGGGCAGCGAATACGTTTGGGGGTGAAATTATATCCTAATAGGCTCACATCATGTTCGCATCGAGATGGAATTTTAAGATATGACTATTATTATGAAAATGTGTGTTACCATGGCATGAGTAATGCTAAAAAATATCTTCATCATGGGAATAAGTGGATAAAAGAAAATTGTGTTTCGATTCCTGTTTTTTACGAAAACAGAATAAAAAAAGATGGTCTTGTTGACACAAAGACATTCAATATTGTTGAATATATGTATAGGGATTCCGCATGGAATGAAGATAGGATTATCGAAGAGTGTGACAGGCGGATGAAAAAATACTTTGCACACAGAAAACAAAGGGAGGTAAAAAATGAGGTGTGATGCCTGTGGGAGATTTTTTAGTGCAAAATCAAAAGGCTGGACATATAGAGATATTGATGGCACAAAACTCATATATTGCTCGTGTTCGTGTGCAATGAGAGATAACGATTTAACACCTGTTCCTATATGCAGGGAATGCGGTGAACCAGTATTTGATGATTGTTTCGTCTATGACGAAATATCAGGAGATATTTATTGCAGCCAAAAATGTGCATTTTGCGCAAACGGTATAAAGGTTGAAAATCAATAAACGTTCATGGGGTATATATGAAAACTGAAGAACATGTCGAGCAAGTGAGGTTGATGCAATGGTGGCATCTTCAATGCAACGCGTTTGGAGTTCTCGAAGAGCTGCTTTTTGCAATCCCGAATGGCGGATTGAGGAATGCAATAACAGCAGCCCGGTTAAAAGATGAAGGTGTTCGGGCCGGTGTTCCGGATCTTTTTTTGGCGTATCCTGGGAGATATGGCGGTAGAGGTCTATTCATTGAAATGAAAAAACAGAATGGTGGACGTCTCTCAAACATGCAATCGTCGATGCTTTACAATCTCGCAAACGTTGGTTTTCATGTGGCGGTTTGTCATGGATGGATTGAGGCTAAAGATGCAATCGAAGCATATCTTAGAGGCGATTTATCAAAATTTGAAGGCCCGAAAAAGGCGCATTTAAATTGAGGTGATATATGGTCGAGTACACACTTTCAAAACCAATACTGGCAAAAGAACAGAAAATAACAACTCTGAATATGGATTTTGAGGAGCTGTCTCTTTCTGATATAAAGAATGCTCGAAAAGTTCGTGCTTTTTTATGCGATGACACGAAAGATGTGAGCGCGGGTGATCTTTCGCCTCGATGCGATAGCAATTTGAGAATCGGTCTTGCATGGATCGCGGCCATAAAAAATGACAGCCGGTTGACGCTGAACGACGTTTTACAGCTGTCAGCAAGAGATGCTCTGCATCTTTCTGAAAAAGCATTAGATTACCTTTTTTGATGGACACGGGCGCTTTTGAGCAATCAATTGTGCAGATGAGTATGTTTTTTCATTGCTCTCTCATTGAGCTTTACAGGGCGCCCGTGTGTGAAATAATAGCGTTGATAGAAATTATCAATAAATCGCGATAGGAGGTCGGCATGGCTTACAAATACGGCACAAAAGCCGTTGTGAAAGACAGTATAGGGCAACTACCTGTTTCTGTCATTGACTGTGTTGTTTACTTTGGGTGCGCTTATGGAAGCTCGGCGCATGTCGGCGAGGCTGTGAAATGCGTATCTTACAGAGATTATATCAATACATACCATGGCGGGAACGAGCCTGGTTCAAGACTTGCACTCGATGACGCGGCAAAAATTGCGTTTGACAAAGTAGGAATTGATCACGCATGGTTTGTGAATGTGGCGGCGAGTGTAACAGACGAGTCTTCTGTTGACAACGACGATATAGCGTCAATTCTTGATGATTCGCTTGCTTCTATCTGCTTGAACACAAGCGAGCGTCCGAATATTCTATGTGTTCCGGCTATACAAGCTCATGCAGGAACGCTTTCGGATCTTGTTACTGCACTTGCATCGATATGCGACGGAAAAATAAACGACTCATACAGCGCGATCGCGGTTCTCGATGTCGCTGAAAGCGCGGATCAGGTGAGCGCGTCCGGTAAAGCTGTTCCGGATCAAATTTCGAAAGATACGACGGATGGACATATTATTTCATGTTGGGGCCGTGTGATAAGCGAACGCAACGCTAACGGAACCGTGAAATCAGCTGATTATCTGTCTAGCGTGATTTCTGCAATGTATGCGGCGCAGGATGCAAAAAACACATCCAATGTGCCTTATCGGTCGATTGGCAATTTAAACATATCCTGGGCGAAGGGATTGTGCATTTATGCGATGTCAGGTGGTGGCTCACCTGCTTATTTTGAATGCACAGCAAGGCAGTCAAACATGACTGATATTTGTGCCAAAGGTGTTACAACGATCTGCAATCACGGAAATCAGAATATAACCACATGGGGCGATCACACGTCGGCATTCAGCGACGGAGGCACCTTCGATGCGCTTTATCAATTTGACAGCGGCGTTAGAATGATGATCTATCTTTTCAACGGGTTTATCGACAGATGGCGCGGCGTTATAGATGATCCAATGGATCTTGATCTTCGAAACAGCATTGTGACAAAAGAGCAGGAAAATTTAGACCGGCTCGTTTTAATCAAGGCGCTTATCGGAAATCCAAAATGTGAGTTCAGGCCTGAAAACAATACAGAAATCGGATTAGGCTACTTCTATTTCAGCTCTGTTTATACGACTGTTATTCCTGCCAAATATATTGAGATGGATCTTTCATACACGACAGAAGGGCTCAAAGCCTATACGGAGGCGGCATAATGTCAAAATCCATTACAAAATTTGTTGAAATCAAGGGCTGTGCTGTATGGGCTTGTGATGAGAATTGGGTTCCTGTTTCTCAAAATCCACAGGTCGATAATATCGCTATTTCTGCACCTGATATTGAGTTTGCAACAACTGATATAAACCTGATGGGAACACTTTCAATTCCTGACTTTACCAGAATTGACAATTTTCAAATCGGTGTGACTGTGCCTCCTGACAACGAGGAAGCGATGTTGCTGTTTCAGCCAGGCTTGAAACACTGGTTGATTTCTTATGCTGTTTCCAATTTTAACTCTCAAAGCGGTTTGGAAGAACTGTCAGCATATCGCATATATGCAGCCGGGTATATTACGAAGATCCCGACTTCGGAGATCAATAAGGGCGCTGAAGGCACGACAGAACTGCCAATGAATTTGGCAGTTTACAAAAAAGTAAAAGTTGGCAGCAACACTTCAATTTTTGACATAAACAGATTCACGGGAAAAGTTGAAATCAACGGCGTAAACTATTCACAGCCGATTGACGAGCTCTATTGAGGACTGTTCATGGCTGAAATAGAAATTTACGAAGATATAACGCAGGGACTCGCAAAGGATATAAGACACAAACTGTCTAAAATTCCTGACGGAGAACCAATAGAATTGCATATTGCGAGCTATGGTGGAGAGCTTTTTTCAGCGATTACTATTATAGAAAATCTGAAGAAAAAGAATTCACGGCTTGTTGCATACATCGATGGGTTTGCTTGCAGTGCAGCTTCTATTATCGCAATTTCGTGCGATTATGTTAAAATGTCTGTGTTAGGTACGCTTATGATTCATTCGGCACATGACGGGATGGGGAACACGGACGATCCTGGCGTCGAGTGGTGCAATAGCAGGCAGTTGATGATCATTAAGGCTAAAAATCCTGAACTCGGAGAGGAGCTGTTTGTTGGAGACAATTTTTTAGGGGCAGACGAGGCGCTGAAATTAGGTCTTGTCAATGAAATTATAAATTTTGATTCTGGACTTGAGGCGGTGTGTAAAAGATACGCAGCCTCTATCAAAAAACGCCAAAATCCACAGGAGGATAGTGTTATGGCAAAGAATGTTATTAAGGCGGCTGAAGAAATGCCGGTTGAAGAGGTTGTCGAGCAGGTGAAGGAAAAAGAAGAGGAAAAGGTCGAGGAAAAGCCAGAAGAAAAACGCGATCTCTATGATGTCGTTGAAGAATTGACAAACCGCCTTCGCGAAATTGAAGAAAGACTTTCTCGGCTTGAAAAGCCTGAAGAAGTTGTTGTTGAGGCAGCATGCGGTGAGGATGATGAGCGCAAGCAGGCTAGAATCGATGCAATGCTGAAGAATTTGGCAAGGCCGCAGGCTTCTTTACCGATTGCAAAAAAAGAGAATGTTCAGGCTGTTCACAAGGTTGACACGAAGAAATTCGCAACCTTTTTAAATGGCTGATAGGAGGTTTTTATGTCTCAGATCGTAAATGTAAATTCCACTGTTGCACAGTCTGAAGGGTTTTCAGTTGAAGTTGAAGATAGCGTCCTTCTATCAACTCGATATTTTAGGCCCGGAGATGAAAACAATTTCATGGGGAAAGAGGTACTTTTTGATTACGATTCCGCAGATCTCAAAAAAGGCGCATTTCTCACAACCACTTACAAAAATGGCAATACTACCCCATGGCGTTCAAACGCTGTGATGCCGCCTCGTGTTGCGAATGAAGATGAGATTGATCCCAAAAACCTTGATCGTGTTCTTTTTGAGCGTATCTGTCGGGCAATGGGTGCAGATCTGAATCGCTCGCAGGCATACCAGAACCTTCTTGATCTTAAAGCAGTTCGTCTTGCAATGAGAACAGATCGTGCGATTGAGCTTCTTGGATCGCTCGTTCTCGCTGAAGGAAAAATTGAATTTGATCAGCCACAAAGCGATGATGTCGGCGCGGATGTGGATCATATTCAGGTAAAATTCTATGATCCTTCAAAAGGGTGCAACAACCACTTTGTTCCTGCTATCGCATGGGGCCAGAATGGCGCAATGCCTTATGATGACGTTTGTACAATGCTTGACAAAATTATTCAGCACGGTCACAAAGTCACAGATGTTCTCATGGGTGTGAACGCTTGGAAGATACTTAAAAAGGATCCGTCTTTTAAAGACAACGTTATTGCGATTCATTCGGAAGGAAGCGTGTTGTCATTCGGTGAAATTGACAGTGCAAATTACTGTGGGATGGCAGTGTTTAATGGAACACAGTTAAACCTTATTGTTTACAGCGGCGCGTATCAGGCAGAGGATGGAACGCTTAAACAATATATCGATCCGAATGCGGTGATTCTTATCCATGAAGGAATGGGACGATGCTTGCAGGGTGGATGCACGTTATTAAATCCTGAATATCGTGGTTATTCAATTGAAGGATCGTTTATGGATTTAACTGGTAGACACTGCCAGAGCATCTATAAGGATTTCAACAAGCAAAAAATATACATTCGAGAAGAATCGCGACCATTACCTGCCCCAATTTGGAGCTTGAATGAAATTTATTGGATTTACTGTGATACGTCTCTTGGTATTACAGACGGTGCATTCGGCGTTGTCTATCATGGTTTGAGTTTCACCGTTGTTGACACATCGGGCGATCCTGTTACACCTACCACAGATCCGGCTTGTGCGGCCACAGTAGTTATGGGGGGGTCGGATGCTACAATTACAGCGGCAGCAACTGATACGAAGACGTATAAATATTATCCTTCTATCAACGGCGAGCCCGGTGCAGAACTTACACTCACAGGAACGACATTGAAGGCTATTCCGATGGACGTTGACAGAGATTCTGACAACAAAGCCATTATTATTGTTGTTGAACAATAATAATGTGAGCTGTTCAGATTTTCCGAACAGCTCAAAATAACTACGACGTGAGGCAACTATTTCCAAAATGGAAATAGTTCAAATCGAGGAGCGTTATGGCTGGAAATTCCTACACAATAGATCTTGATCTCACTCAGAGCACACAAACTAAACAGGCCCTTGCGCAAATGAATGCTGCGTTTGAAAGGGCTGCAGGAAACATCGACGAGATGGGGCGTGCGTATGTGGATCTTTCTTCGCAAGTCGAGGATGTCGCTGGATTGGAAAAGGCTTATGCGTCCAATGTTGCTGCGTCGTTGATGATGAAAGATCGTGAAATCAAAAAGCTGATTGAGGAACAGGCGCTTATAGCTGACATAAACAGCGATGAATGGAAGGCCAAAAACGCACAGATTAAGTCAGCTGAAGCGGCAAAAGAGCGCCTTAAAAGCGAAGCGGCGCATTATAAGGCGCTCGCCAAAGAAGCTGCGTTGAAGCGTAAATTCAAGGCATTTTTCGATCCGTCTGAAGCCGGAAAGTCTATAAAGGCGCAAATCGAAGGCGTGAAAAAACTGGCGCAGTCTCTTAAAACAGTGGAAGGCCGGATGGCTGCTATTGAAAAATTGAGCTCGAAGATTAAGGCAATATCCGGGAATGCTTCGAAAGTTGGCGCTATTGGCGGGAAGATAGGTGCAGGTATTCTTGGAG